TAGTGAAGAACGAGAGTCTGAAGTTAGAAAAGCTGAAGAAGAATTAGCTGCTTTGGTTGCTGAAGAAGAGCGTCAAAAGAAATTATCTGAAGAACGTTTAGAGTTTGTAGACGAAATGAAAGAGCGCAGAGATAAGCGCAATCAAGAAATCATTGATGCAACATCTAGCGGCGGGCCATACAGAAAAATTACAGAGACTGAAACTAAAGATCAGCCTCTTGTGACTGAAGAAATAGATGAAGACATTCCAGACAAACCTATTGGTAGTACAAGTGTAACTTATCAAACGGTAGTACAGCAAAAACCAAGTGACGCCGCTAAAAAGCAAGAAGAGCTTTCATCTGCTGAGCTGGCTAGAGCGCGTCAAGAACGTGCGCGTCAAAAGCAATCCCTTCTTCGTAAACGTCTGGAGCGTTCAGCCGAATATGGATCTGGTAAGAAGGTTCTAACTGGTGAAGAGCGTGAGCTTCGTGGTATGCGTGAAGATGCTCGGGTTACTGAAGCAACAGGTAAGCGTCGAGGGTCTGGTCGCAGATCGCTAATTGCTGGATCTCGCGGTGGTATTGGATTCTATAGTAGGTACAGCTAATGCATGATCCCAAAAAATATCTTGAACGCTATGAGAAAGCCAAGGCTCATAGGCAAAATTTCGTAGATCTTTTTGAGGAGTGCTATGAATATGCGCTACCTCAACGTGAATCATTTTACTACGAGGCTGCTGGTCAGCGCAGAGATGATAAGATCTTTGACGAAACTGCGGTTGTTGGTGTTCAAGAGTTTGCCTCTCGCTTGCAATCTGGTCTTGTTCCTAACTTTGCGCGGTGGGCAGATCTTACTGCTGGGTCAGAAATCGCAATGGAAGAGCGTGATCTGATTGATAATGACCTTGATGAAATCACAGAGTATGTCTTTGAAATTCTACAAAACTCTAACTTTTCTCAAGAAGTACATGAATCCTTTATGGATCTGGCTGTTGGCACTGGTGTTCTATGTGTTGAAGAGGGCGATTCTATTAATCCGATTGTTTTCTCTGCGGTTCCGTTGCCTCATGTAGTGCTAGATACTGGCCCTGATGATAAGATTGACCACGTTTTCCGTGAGCGTAAGGGCATCCGTAACTCTGATCTGCCAATACTTTATGATGATGGAAAGTTTGATCAGAAGGTTGCGCAGCGTATTTCCCGAGATCCAGAGGGCAAGTGTACTGTTCTTGAGGTAGTTTGCAAAGATTACACAAAGAAAAATCAAGAAGCCTACCTTCATTATGTAATTGATATGTCTACACAGACTTATCTTGTTGAGCATAAGTTTAATGGCGTTGGCTCCAACCCTTACGTTTGCTTCCGTTGGTCTAAGTGTGCGGGTGAAGTCTATGGTCGCGGGCCATTGATGAACGCTTTGTCTGCAATCAAAACAACCAACCTGACAATCCAGCTTGTTCTTGAGAATGCCCAGATGGCAATCTCTGGAATCTACCAGATGGATGATGATGGCATTGTAAACCCAGATACAATCAATCTAGTGCCCGGCACTATTATTCCTAAATCCCCCCAGTCAGGCGGCTTGCAGCCAATTCAGGCAGCAGGTCGTTTTGACGTAGCAGATCTTGTTCTAAGTGATATGCGTTTGAATATTAAACGTGCGCTATACAATGATATGCTTGGCAATCCAGATCGAACACCTGCATCTGCTACCGAGGTTGCGGAACGTATGGCTGATTTATCTCGCCGTATTGGATCTGCGTTTGGTCGCTTGCAAGCTGAGTTGGTTCAACCAGTATTACAACGTGTTATTCACATTCTTAGAAAGCAGGGTCGCATTGAGCTGCCGACTGTAAATGGTCGTGAAGTTAAGATTCGTTCTGTTTCTCCACTTGCACAAGCGCAGTCAAATCAAGATATTACATCAGTTGCGCGGTTCTTAGAAATGGTAAATGCGTACTTCGGTGGCGAGATGACTAACCTTTTAATTAACACTGAAGAGACTGCTGTTCACCTTGCGAAAAAATTTGGTGTACCTGATGGCTTGATTCGTGATGCAGAAGAGCGTAGACAGATAGTTGCAATGATGCAGCAAATGGCTCAGATGCAACAACAGCAACAAGGTATGGAACCACAAATTGCCGCAGAATAACCATGTTGGTTTAGATGGAATCCCAAGGCTAAAGTCTGAAGAAGATAGAATTAGCCTTAATATATCTTCTGTTTTCTCAGAACCTACTGGCAAGGAAATACTAAAATACTTGCGTAGTGTTACTATAGAAATGGTAAGTGGCCCTAATATTTCTACTGATGAACTTCGTCACTTAGAGGGGCAAAGATACCTTGTTGGTCTAATCGAACGACATGTGCAGAGAGGACACAAGGTGAAGAACAATGGCTGAAGAACAAGAAGTACAGTCTGAAGCGCCAACACAAGAAGAAGGTCTGCCACCCGCAGAGGAGCGTGACTTTGTAGTTGCTGAAGACTTAGAGCAACCAAGCAATGATCGCCCTGAATGGCTGCCAGAAAAATACAAGACTGGTGAAGATCTAGCTAAGGCTTACAAAGAATTAGAATCTAAACTTGGCACTAAAGAAGAAGACTTTCGCGCTAAGTTTATGGAGGAGATTCAATCTGAAGCATTCAAAGATCGACCTGAGACAGCGGGTGATTATCAGCTTCCTGACTTTGTAGATCAAGAACAAGCTGTTGATAACGACTTATTGCGTTGGTGGTCTGAGCATTCATTTGAGAATGGATATAGTCAAGACGAGTTCCAAAAGGGACTTGAGATGTACATGCAAGCATCGATGGCTGATGTTCCAGATTCTGAAGCTGAGATGCAAAAGCTAGGCGATAATGCGAATGCTCGTGTTGAGGCTGCTGCTTTGTTTGCAAATCAGTTCTTTACTGAAGAACACATGCCGTCAATCGAACGCTTGACTGAGACTGCTGATGGCTTGCAAGCTCTTGAATTTATTATGGAAAAGATGAAATCACCATCTGTAAATGTTGACTCTAATCCTGTTGGTCAAGTTACAGAGGAAGGTTTACGCGCAATGATGGAAGATGAACGCTACTGGCACCCTGCTCGTCGCAACAATGATTACATCAAAGAGGTAAACGATGGATTCCAAAAGCTATATTCAGGACGAAGTTAAGATTATGAGTCGGGGTGGGGCTTACCTTACCCCGATGCGAGAGCATCACATTCCTGAGTTGCTTGAAGTTTTGTCTCAAGAAAACAAACGAGAGCTAAAGCTACTTGGGTATGCTGATATAATCTTTGCATTGCGAGATATGTATGAGTCTTCTGAGGTTTATATTGTTCGCAACAAAGATGGTGATATGGTTTTTGCTGGTGGGCTTTGGCACGAAGCAAACGAAGAATGGCCTCAAATGTTTGCTATGTTCTCTTACAAAGTAAGAGAAAACTTCAAGTTGTTAGCTCGTGGATCTAAGATGTTGGTTAGTTTTTTTGACCAAACGCAGCACGGAATGAGCATGACAATCCTGTCTGAATATGAGTTTATGTTAGACTGGGCGGCTTGGTTGGGGTTCGAAGCTGTGGGTGTTTCAGCTAACGGCCCAAACAAGTATGTTGAATTTGTGCGTTGCAATCCAAATAAAACTAATGTTTACAATTCATCATCGCGGCCCGTAACGCATTGATCGGCCCTTAACAGGATACCCGAGTTGAGATGAAAGTGCGGATACCCGTAGCAAACCGAAACTCAACTTAGGACTGTTATAATGGCTAATACAATTGACCAAGCCTTCATCAAGCAGTTTGAGACTGAAGTTCACATGGCTTATCAGCGTATGGGTTCCAAGCTACGGAACACTATTCGCTCAACAAATGTGACTGGCTCAACTGCACGTTTCCAAAAAATCGGCACAGGTGCTGCGTCTACAAAGACACGCAACGGTGACGTAACAACTATGGAACTAGCACACACCAATGTCGAAGCGACAATGGCTGACTACTATGCAGCGGAATACATCGACAAACTTGACGAATTGAAAATCAACATCAATGAACGTCAAGCTGTCGCGCAATCAGCTGCTGCGGCTCTAGGCCGTCAGACAGACGCATTGATCGTTGCCGCAATGGACGCAGGTGCAAACGCTACTCAAATCGCAGATACATCTGGCGCATTGGGTAAAGCAGACTTGCTAACATTGTTCGAAACATTTGGTTCGGCAGACATTCCAGAAGATGGCCAACGCTATCTTGCTATGTCACCAGCGGGTTTTGCTGACTTGTTTAACATTAACGAGTTTGCATCATCAGACTATGTAGGCCCACAAAACCTACCGTTTGCTGGCGGCATGACAATGAAAGAGTTCTTGGGCTTCAAGATCTTCTCAACGTCTGCTGTAGCTGGTGGTAAAAACTTTGCTTACCATACAACTGCTGTAGGTATTGGTATCAACTCTGACGTACAGACAGAGGTGAACTATGTACCGCAGAAAGTTGCACACCTAGCAACATCAATGATGTCAATGGGGTCGGTTGCTATCGACGACAACGGCATCTACGAAGTTCTAGACAACAACTAATAGGGGTGGGGGCTACGGCCCCCATACTTTTCCATGGCTCTAAGTACACCCGCAAATAGTGCAATCGACATTTGTAGTCGCGCTCTGATCTTGATTGGTGCAGAGCCAATTACTTCTTTTGAGGATGATACCTCAGAGGCTTTGATTGCTGGTAATATGTATGAAGATATTGCCCGATCAAACTTAGTATCTACTCGCTGGCGTTTTGCGAGTAACCAAGCTGTTTTAAATAGAATATCTGAAGAACCGACTGGTCGCTATGATGCGGCTTATCAGTTGCCATCAGGTGTTTTGTTTACACATGCGGTAACGGTGAATGACTTCCAGATTGAATACAATATCTACGGAAACAAAATTTACTGTGATGCGGCTCCACGCGATGAGCTAGTAGCTGACTACACTTATCGTGCAGAAGAAAACGACTGGCCTTCTTATTTCTCAGTATGCGTTGAGTATGCAATGGCAACTGTCTTTGCGACTGCGCTTGCTCGGGATCAATCACTATCTGCTATGATGGGAAATCAGTATGATCGTTTGATTGCTAAAGCTAGATCTATTGACTCACAGCAACAAACAACTCGTAAGCTAACAACCTCTAGGTTTATAACTAACAGGCGTAGTTAATGCAGAAAGCTCGAATCCCATTAACAAACTTTCAGTATGGTGAGATTAGTCCGTCCCTGACATCAAGGACGGATTCTGCTATTTACAACTCTTCTGCTCAGAGTCTTAAGAATTTCTTCCTAAGATCTGAAGGTGGGGTTCTAAAGCGTGGTGGGTTTCAAGCACTACATACATTCTCAAATATAACTTACGACGATACAATTAAGCAGCAAGTTCGGATTATACCATTTACGTTTTCCGATGATGAGCAGTATGTCGTAGCTTTATCTGAGTCCCGCGCTGATATCTTTTTTATAGATCCAGTAACTGGTGATTTATCACTGGCAACTAGCCTTACAACAGACATTGACTCACAGGCTTTGCCTTGGGTTGAAGAGTACCTTCACGAAATAACTTTTGCGCAGGGTGGTGACATTCTATTCTTGTGTCACGCTACGTTCTTGCCAAGGCAGCTTATTCGTACTGGCCTTAATAGTTTCCAAGTTGAGGACTTTGAATTTCAGATTCAGCCAGGGGGCGCACGTATCTACCAGCCGTATTATTCGTTTCAGTCTACTGGAACTACGTTAGATCCGTCTGCGACTACTGGTTTAAATATAACGATTACCACAAGTAATGACTACTTTGATACGACTGGCACGCAAACGGCAGGTAGCTATCTTGATTCTAAACATATTGGCACAACTATTCGTTACCATGATTCTGAGATTTACATTACTTCTGTTCAGTCTGCGACTCAGGCAACTGGTGATGTAGCTGAAGAATTGTTTGTTGAGCTAGATGCCAACGCCATTCGTACTGTTGATGGATCTACTGACATTGAGATTACTCATGCAAATCACGGCATGGTGCAAAATGATAGCATTACAATTCGTAACGCTTCTGCTGTTGGTGGGATTAATGCAAGTCAAATTAATGGAACAAGAACTATTACAAAGGTTCTTGATGAAAACAGATATGTTGTAGTTGCTGGTGCGGCTGCTAACGCATCTGAAGATGGTGGTGGTAATATTGAGATTGTTACCCATGCTCCGACTGAGCAATGGTTTGAGCAATCGTATTCAAATCTTAGAGGCTTTCCCGCTGCCGTTGGTTTCCATGAGGGTCGTCTTTGGTTTGGTGGTACGCTTTCACAGCCAGATACAGTTTGGGCAAGTAAGTCTGGCCTGTATTATAACTTTGATATTGGCGAAGCTAACCCTGATGATAGCATTGAATTGGTTATGAGTATTGGTGAGGTATCTACCATACGTCACTTTGTTTCTAACCGCGACATTCATATCTTTACTGCAAGTTCTGAGTTCTACATTCCTACATTTCAGAATGAGCCAATTACTCCTACAAACGCTAGGGTTAAGCGTCAGACTTCTTTTGGTAGTAGCTACGCTAGACCGCAACCTTTTTATGGTGCGACAATCTTTACGCAATACAATGGCAAGACTGTACGACAGTTTGTTTATAGCGATGCTGAGAATGCGTACAAAGCAGATCCTATATCGCTACTTGCATCTCATTTGATTACTAATCCAGTGCAGTCATGTGTAACTGGTGGTGAGATTGGTGAATCAGATGCGTCTGTGTTTTTCCAAAATGAAAACGGAAAGATGTCAGTCTACAATCTAAACAAGGTTGAGGGTATTGCAGGTTGGACAAACTTTGAGACGAATGGGAAGTTTCACTCTGTTACTTCTGTTGGTGATAAGCTGTATGCAGTATGTGTATTTCCTATTGGTACATCTAGTGCGGATACATTTGTTCTTACTGAAATCAAAAGTACATTGAATTTAGACTGCGCAAATACTTACACTGGTACTGCTGGTGTATTTGATGTGTCTGACTTCTTTGAGGATGGGGTGGAGCTAGATGTTGTTAGCTCTACAGACTATCTTGGTAAGTTTACTGTTTCGGGTGGCGAGATCGATGTCAGCTTAATTGATGCCACGCTAACGTCTGCTGAGATTGGTTTTGGCTTTGACATTGAGTTGAAGACTAATCCCATTGATTTGAACACAAGTATTGGCCCTGAGACTGGTCGCCCTCGTACATTGTCTAGCGTTATTCTTGATCTTAACGATACCCTTTCTGTGTCAGTAAATAATAAGAAGTTGATTATTCGCAAGGTGAACAATGACTTCAGTCAGCCACGACAGCCAGTAACAGGCAAGAAAGAGTTCTATCTTCTTGGTTATAGCCGAGATCCACAAATCACTATTACTCAAACTGCACCGTTAAAAATGCAAGTTAATGGTATTACAGCGGAGGTATCTTTCTGATGGACCCCATTACTGGCCTTACATTAGCTCTTGGTCTTTTTTCAGCAGGTAGTCAAAAGTCTGCATCAGACAAAGCCGCTAAAGAAAGAGCAGAAGTTGGCAAGCTAGAAGCGCAGCAATATGTATCCGACATGTTTCTTGGCAGAGCGCAAGCAATTAATGCTGGCACTCGCAGATTAGAAGAAGCTGAGTATGCGCGTAGTCAGAACGTAGCAATGTTTTCTGCAATGGAGCGTGACGATAGATCTGTTGATGCATTCCTTGAGCGCAATGCTCGGATGGCTAGAGAAGATGTTGGTGGAATTGCTCGCATGTCAGAGATCGAGCAAGCAAAGAAACGCACTGAAGCAACTGTTGCATATACCTATGGTCAGAATGCTGCGGCAGGTATTCGAGCGCAGGGTAATGCAAACTTCTTAACCAATCTTTATTCTTTGTCTCAGAACATTCCGCTCCCAACTCCACAACTATCAAGCCGCTTAGACACAAAAGGGCAGATTTAATAAGGATTAGCCAATGCCAGTAATTAGAGATCAACGACAGTTTGCGGGGGTTGGCCCAGTTGGTGTAGTTCGTATGAATACTGGCGGTGCTGAAAAGTACAGCCGTATTGCAGAAGCAACCCAACAACTTACTAAAGTTGCAATATCTGAGTCTGCTAAAGCTGCGGAGAAGTCTGCTATCGAACAAGCAGAGGCATTAGATACAGCTAGAATTACAACTATCGATCCTAAGACTGGCAAACCAGAAGCATTAAGTGTTGTAGCTAACCTTGGTTTTATTGGTAGGACTGGCGCAGAGGCTTATGAGCGCGTTGTTCAGGAAAGATTTCAGCAATCTATTGAGAATGAGATTAAGCAAAAGGCTGGTGAATTAGCACTCAAGTATGAAAACGATCCGTATTCTGCTGACAAGTATGAAGAGCAGATGGTTTCTTACTTGCAGAACATGGCTAAGACTTCTGAGGTAGGTGGTGAGGCTACTGCATATACTAACTTTATTTTAAATTCTGGCACTCAATATATTACAGCTACCAAGTTGAATATGATGCAAGAACAGATTCGTCGTGAGCGTGCTAAGACTGCTCAGTCTATATCTGATAACATTGAGATAGGTTTAGATCTTGCATACAATGCTGGCTTGTCTGGCACTCTGCCTGATGATTTGGTTGAGGCTAAAGTTGCATCGGCAAGAGATGGTGTTGCATCTAATCTTTTAAATACAAACGCTGAGAACTCTACCCGCGTAGGCATGACAGTTGCTTATGGTGAAGGTGTAATTGTTCGAGCAATGGACGGTCTTACGACTGAACAGGCTGTAGATCTCACAAACGCTTTTGCAATTGCTGACCCAAGAGATCTAAATGCAACCCAACGTGCAATATATGACGAGGCAACAAAGCGGCTTGGCACTACTGTAGATGGTGAATTTGTTCCTGATGTTAGTGCAATTAAGTCTTTAGCCAAAACTGCAAACGCTAAAGCTCAAGAGATCAAAACTGATTTTAGCAAACGTATCATTGAATCTAGAACTCGATTGCTTGCTACTTCGGGTGAAACTGTTTCTCAGTCTGCTAATGTGTTTGGTGAAATCTTTGATGGAAGCCGAAATCCACTTGAAGCTGCCGACAGATTAAATGCTTGGGTTGGAGCTAGTTTAGATGCTTTAGAGGGAAAGGGTAATGATCCTTACTCTGGTTTAACTGTTGCTGAAGTTAATTCATTGCAGTCTCAGATTGTAAAAGAAGTAACTAAAGATGCAGTTATCTATGCTTACAATAATATGGATGGCTTGCCTGACGAGAAAAGACGCAAATTAGAACGCGCTCTTTTAGAAGGTACAACTCAAGGCCTTCCTGATGCGGCGGCTGCGGCTGTTAAAACTATTCTGAAGATTAGCCCAGAGTATCAAGAAGAAGGTTATGTAAACTCAGTAGTTCAAAAGTTTTCATCATCTGATGAGATTAACAACGAACAGTTTAAGAAAAACAAAATAGCAGAAGATATTAGAAAATTAGATTCATTTGTAAATCAGATCTCAAGTGCTGAATATTCTAATCTTGGTGATCTTTCAAGCAATGCTATAAAGTTTTTAGATACAAGCTCGCTTAGCGGTGTTCAAAAAGGTGCATACGAGCGAGCAATAAATGTTGCTTACTTTAAAAGTGGCGTCTCTTCTGGAATCAAGTCTGATCCAAATATTACATCTGCACAATTAAGTGCGGCAGCTAACTATGCTGCTGGCAATAGTAATGGTGAAGGTGTCCCAGCTTATCTAAAAAATCAAATAGATAACCTTAGTAATATTGTTTCATCAACTGATATGGTTAGTGAACTTAATAATCGTGCTATTAGAATGTCACAGGTTGAGGCTGCTCAACAAGAAGAGTTAGAAACAAGACAAGTATTATCTCAGATAAACTCTGGTCAGTTTCCTGAGAATAGTCAGAAGAATAGAGAATTAGTAGGTGATGCGATTATTACTGCATCAGGTCGTAGTGATTATTTTTCCAGCCCTGAGGTCTACAATCCAGAAAATCCTGGCACTATCCTTCTGAACAAATCTCTTATGTCTGGGATTATACCAAACCAGCTGCTAAGTTCTTTTGAATCTCTATCTAGTGGTTTCCTTAGAAGCGATGCAGAAGCTAAGAATCTTTTGACTCTGTACTCTCAGTTTAAGTTACATCCAAAAGGCGATGAGATTCTAAATGTTTGGGCATCAACGGATATGTTAAATCCAAAGACCAGAGCAAGACTTGAGGCAATTCACAATGTCCATGTCCTTACAGGAACAGACATAACGGAAATTGCTTCTAACATTTCTGCAAACTATGCCAATCCAACATTAAAAGACAACATGGCATTGGCCTTTGGTGAAAAGGGAAAGCCTTCAAGTACAGCTAATTTCGTTCGAAGAGTTGTAGATGAAGCTGCGGTTAGCACATCAGCTTTGACTGAGTTGGTTGATGTTGCTGAATATCTATATGCAGCAGGTTTTCCATCAGATAAAATAAAAACTGACTTAGAAACTTA